ACTATAATGTAATGTTAAGAAAATGTTTTCAATTAAATATACAACATAAGTGGTTAATTCAAACTTATACAATGATACCTACAACTATACAACTATCTCTTCCATGGGATATGTATACTAACTTAATTCCTAGCATACCTATAAATATGCGAAATGCACGAAATAATGAAATTTTGATGTTGAAATCAACTAAACAGAAACGTGTAGCTGGGTCTTTAGTAAAAGTAGGATTTAGATTAGGAAAAATCTAAAAATTCTTCTTTCAAATCTGAAAGAACTTTCCATTTAATTTTGCCTCTATCGGCTAACTCTTTTACTATTTGTTTTTCATTTGGATTGTGAGGACTCCTATCCTTACTATTAACTGGCAAATGCCAACTAGCGGGATAGTCTGCTCCTGTAGAGAAAGGCAACTTTTTAGAGAAAAAATCAAATCCTATGATTTCTATACTCTCATATTCACACTTATTTAAAAAATACAATATACCAAGAAAACCTGCAGAGGGACGATCACCTAATGCCTTATCATTAGTAGCTCCTACTAAATCAAATATTTCTAGTATTTCTTTATCTGTAAACATAACTTCATGCGGTTGAGTAAATTTAGGAGTAGATGGCTCTGTGTTCATATGTATTCTACAGCGATTAAATAATATTTTGGCATTTTCAAACCTATGATAGTGCCTTTGTCTTAAGAAACCTGTAATCCATATATCAGTTTTTTTACCTATCTGTTCAAAATTTTCATCTGTAGGTATGCCTTTTCCGAATCTAACAATTGTGTCAAAACTGTCAATATATGAGCCATACTCGTGTTGAAGTAATTCTACTGAATTTCCTACTAATATTACTCGTCCCATCATGACTTCAATCCTAAACTTCTAGCGATTTCTTTTTCATTTTGAATTTGGATATAATTTGCAGGATTTTCAATTGTTATTTCAGTAATGTCTGAGTTTTTTATCACCCAATCTACCCACTCACCTGCTCTCTCATATGAGATACTTGAATGCATTGAAGACTCTAATAACCCAAAGTTGATTGTAGCAATTCTACACTTGGCATCACTGTTATAATTTAAGTTAGTTGCCATATGATTTAGAGCGGCCTTTTGTGCGGCGTACTTATATCCTTTAGATATATTAGGTTGATGGGCTCTTGACGAAATATTAACTATTGTTTTAGTTTCATCATCTTTCCATACCTCGTACACTTCTTCGAGAAGTCTGCACTGTTCCCACTCTACATGAGCATTGTTTACAAATACATCATACTGTGACCAATCTGCCCCAAACTCTACTCTTATTTTATTACCTTGTATACAATTTGCTAATTTACTGCTACCTGTTACTGCGATTTTCATAGTACTCCTTTACTAGATTAAAAGATTCTTTTCCAAATAGAGAACCATCAACACTACACTTATTGCAAGGGCTGTGTGACCTATCTCCTTTTATTAATTTTTTACGAATTTTTGTCATAGGTTTACCAAACCATACATTGTGTAATGTATCTTGTAGTAAATTTCCCACAACATGTTCCCTCCCCCAGTCGTTTGAACAAAATAGAACATCTCCATTCCAGTCTACGAACATTTTATAGAAAGGATAATGACATGGTTTACCTTTTAAAGAAGCCACGTTTGATTCTTCTATACCTACCCAATCGATGACCCCGCTACGGTTGTTAAGTAATAATCCATGGTTCTCAAAATCTCCCCAATGCATACGATACTTGTACTTTTCTTCAGGTATATTTTTCATAACTTTATCGAAATGAGTCATTTGCTCTACGCCATCATAAAGATTTATGTAAATTAAATCTAATCCACTATATTCAAATAGTTCTTCTGCGTATGTTTGGGTAAGTTTGTCGCCATTAGTGTTACACTCTAAAGTTGCTAATGGAACTGTGTGTCGAAAGATATGAACTATCTCTCTGAAATTTGGGTTGAGTAAATTTTCTCCAAATCCACTCAATGATATTTTTCCACTAAAACCTGCCTTACCTAGTTCGAGACCTATTGTCTCGGCTCCTTTTATGGTAAGATGCAAGTTTCTATTTGGAAATACTTTTGGGTCGTGTCTCGGACAAAAGACACAAGTTCTATTACATAACTCTGTAGTATTTATTTCAACAGTAAGAATCGAATCTAACTCTGTTAGGTTATTCTTTTTTGCCCAATGTTTCTTTTCCTGCTCTCGTCTGTGTGCTAAAAAGTCATACTGGTCTACTGCTACTACAGGTATGTTTCTCATTATAATGAATTATATATGTCTGTCCATTCTTTACAATATTGCTCATGGTCGTTTATACCCATCCATGGTCCGCCATCTGTAAAATGTACTCCTTTAGCTCTCTCACCAAAGTCATAATAATTTACTAAAGCATTGTAAGCAGCAGGTAAAGAACCCACTTTGCTAGCCCAAGTAAACCCATGAAGATGCCTAGCGGCTGCATTATTTACATACCACTCATTTAAGTTTACACATTCTTTATTATTAAAATACATCAACGATGACCAATATTTTTTATCATAAGGCTTGTTTAGTTTATCATGCATTTTAGTGTATTGGTCAAACATTAAGTCTGCATGCTGTACACACATAACTTCTTCATTATCTTTCTTAAAATGAGTTATCTCTTGTGGGTCACATCTCCATAGAAAGTCACCATCACAAAATAAAGAATAGCCCATGTAGTTGGAAAGATAAGGAACAAGAAATCTAGTAAAAGCAAATTCGGTATTCCCTTTCTCTTTTCTAGTGTATATTCCCTGTTCCTCTAATTCCGAAGTAATTAAAGGTATAACTTCATGTGTAGGATTAAATCGTAAGATTGATGCCTTACACACTTCAAACATTTCAGGATATGCTGATTCATAGCCTACGAATATTTTCATTAGTCTTCCTTTAATTGTTCGCCAAGATCATTAACATACGCCTGTCTAGCCGTTTGTGTAATAGCCATCTTGTGCTTATAATCTTCTAAATCGATATCGCACTTGTTTATTGCATTAACAATACTTTGTTGTTCTTTAGATAATGCTGATACATCATACGAAGTTTCATCGATAGTGATTGTTTGTGTAGGTAGTTCTGAACTCATTTAAATACGTCCTGCCAATTGCCTTGTGTACTCGCCTTAGCATACTCGGTAGCACGGTTTTCAAAAAAGTTGGTATGCTCAACTGCGTTGACTTGCATGTCAATCCAAGGTAATGGATTATCTGTACTATGAAATATCTTCTTCATACCGATACCTAATAACCTTCTGTCAGCAATATATCTAATATACTCCTTGACTTCTTTTGCTGTCAAATCTGGTATATCTGCTTTATCAAAACAAATATCAATAAAGTTATCTTCTAACTCTACTGTCTTTTCTGCAGCACAGTATATTTCGTACTTTAACTTATCAGTCCATAACTCAGGATTCTCTGCAATGAAAGTTCTGAATAGTTTAGACAAACCTTCTACATGTAATGATTCATCACGAATACTCCATGTCACAATTTGTCCCATTCCTTTCATCAAGTTATGTCTTGGGTAGTTAAGAAGAATAGCAAAGCTACTAAATAACTGTACTCCTTCTGTAAATGCACTATATACTGCCATTGTCTTTGCCATATCATATGGAGTGTTCATACCGAAATCTTGTAGATATTCATGTTTCTCCATCATAGCATTGATATCAAAAAACTCTTGGTACATATCTTCTGATTTACCTAAAGTTTCTAGTAGAAGGGAATATGCTTCTTGGTGTACTGCTTCCATAGCAGCGTAACTAACTAGCATCATTCTTACTTCTGGTTGTTTAAATGTAGGTAAGTAATGGTGGGCATAGCCTCCGCATACATCTACATCTGCTTGAGTAAAAAACTTAAAGATATTGTCTAACAATGTCCTTTCGCCTTCACTTAATTTTTCTTTATAATCCTTTATATCATCTTGTAATGGCACTTCTTCAGGTAGCCAATGCATTTGTTGTTGTTTTTTATAGTTCTCAAATGCCCAAGGATATTGAAAAGGTTTATAGTATTCTCTTTCTTTTAATAAACTCATTTATCCCTCGCAACTTAAACAGTCTGACTGTTCAAATATTATTTCTCGCTTAGCTTGATTAGATACATTATCAGCTCTACTGATAGCTTCACTTCTCAAGTAATACAATGTTTTTAAATTCTTTGCCCATGCTAACATATGGACATTGTGTAAATCGCCTTTATTTACATCAGGTGGGAAAAATAGGTTTACGCTTTGTGACTGACAAATATATTCTTGTCTAGTACTTGCGTGTTCTACAATCCATGCTTGATTAATTTCTACGGCTGTTTTGAATACATCTTTTTCCCACTCGTCAAGTACGTCAAGATGTTGTACACTAC